ATTGGTGACTTCGGTATTGATGTTGCATCTAAGAACATTAGACCTACTGTAACTAAACTACAGGACTACGCAGCAAGTTTTGCTAGCACAGTCATTCGTGGTAAAGCTCAGTATCGCTTATTCGCTTACGTAGCAGGTGAACAATCTAAGATTGCTAAGGGTGTGTTAGGCACTAAGTTTGTTGACCAGGGTGGGCAAGGCTTTCAGTGGGCAGAACTAAAAGGGTTTAAAGTATACATAGCTGACTCTCAGTTTATTGGTGAAGATGAATATCGTGTATTCGCTAACAATGATGGCTACGTATATAACATGGATGCAGGTACAAGCTTAGACGGTGAGAACATTGATGCTATCTATGAATCACCTTTTATGCCTATCAATGATCCACAAGTACGTAAGACATTCTACAAGTTAGACTTCTATATTAAACCTTTTGGTGCTATTAACATTAATGCAGGTCTTAGGTTTAATCAAAACAAAATAGGTTACATACAACCACCAACATTTAGTATAACACAAACAGGTGGTGCAGTAGGCATTTACAGTGATAACACATCTAAGTATGGCAGCGCTGTATTCGGTGCGCCACGCACACAAAGCTACATCAATCAAGTAGTAGGATCAGGTGAGACTGTAGCAATCCGCATCGAAGATAAAAGTTCTGATGCTTCATTTTTATTAGACACAGCAATCTTCGAGTTTGCTACAGATGACAGACAGTAAGGAAATCTTATGGGTACAGGTTACGTAAGAGCAGATACAGCTAACAACATTGCTAACGGTAATGTTATTGACGCTGATGATCTAGACAACGAGTTTAACGCTGTAGAAGCAGCCTTTAATGCTAGCACAGGCCACACACACGATGGTACTACTAGTGAAGGTGCACCTATCGAAGTCATCGGCCCAGCGCAAGACATTGTAGCTACAGCTACTGTACTACGCCCTAAGACAAACAATACAGTAGACTTAGGTACATCTAGCCTGAAATACAAAGATGCTTATCTAGCAGGTGATCTTTCTGTTGCAGCTATTACAGCTACTGGTGCTTTGTCTGCTGGTTCTACATCTATCACAGGTACACTATCAGTATCAACTGATACAACACTTACAGGTAACCTCACTGCTAATGGTAACACTACACTAGGTAATGCAGCTACTGATACGGTGACAGTAAATGCAGATATTGCGTCAAGCCTTATTCCTTCTGTTGATGATTCTTACGATCTTGGTGCTGTTGGAAGCGAATGGCGTAATGCATATATTGATGGCACTGCTTATATTGATACAGGCTCTATTGATACTGCTAATGTGGCGACTTTAAATGTCACAGGTAATGCAGACGTAGATGGTGACCTTACTGTTACAGGTAATATTAATGCATCTATTACAGGTACAGCTACACAAGCAGACACACTAACTACTGCACGTACTATTACTTTAGATGGTGACGTAGCAGGTGCAGCTAACTTTGATGGTTCAGCTAATATTACTATCACTACAGTTATTGCTGATGATAGCCACAACCATACTATCGCTAACGTAGACGGACTACAGACAACATTAGACGGTAAGCTAGACGACTCTGGTCTTACTGCAGAGCGTGTACTTGTGTCTAGCGTGTCAGGCACTGTAGCTACAGCTAACATTACTACCACAGAGCTTAACTACCTAGACAATGTAACGTCAAACATACAGACACAACTTGATGGTAAGCTTACAAGCTTTGCATTAGAAAGTTACACAGGTGATGTTGACATTGATGGCGAACTTGTGGTAACATCTTATAATGAAACATTTGCTGCTGTAACATCATCAAGTAATGCAACTACGATTGACTGTGAAGCAGGTAACGTATTCAGTCATACACTAAGTGAGAATACAACGTTTACATTTAGCAATCCACCTGCAAGTGGTACAGCTTACGGTTTCTCACTGAAGATTGTACAAGATGCAAGTGCTAGTGGTTATACTGTAACATGGCCTAGCTCTGTTGATTGGCCTAGAGCAGAACGTACTGTTTCTACTGGTGCACCAAGTCTTACTATTTCTGCTAGTGCAGTAGATCAGTTTGTATTCTATACACACGATGGTGGTACAACTTGGTATGGCTTTACAGTTGGTAAGGATATAGGATAATATAAATGAGTAACATTAAAAAGTTAATGATGTCAGGTGCTACAGGTGGTGTTACACTTGTTGATGATGTTTTTAGTTCTTACTATTATGAAGGGAGTAGCTCTACACAAACTACAACAAACGGTGTTGACCTTGCGGGTGCAGGTGGGATGGTTTGGATTAAAAACAGACAATTTAATCGTAGGCATTGTTTACACGATACAGAACGTGGTGGCTCAAAGCAAATCTCAAGTGATTTAGCTGACGCAGAGAGAACTCTAGGGGCTACTGGTACTATTACTTTTAATAGTGATGGGTGGAGTGTTCCGTCAGGTGACGGTGACTTAAACGGTAATGGCTTTGGCAACTACGGCTCTTGGACATTCCGCAAAGCCCCTAAGTTCTTTGATGTGGTGACTTATACTGGAAATGGGACAGCAGGTCGTACTGTTAGTCATAATCTTGGTAGTGTGCCAGGCTGCATTTTTGTTAAAGCACTAAGCAGTGGACAGTCTTGGGCAGTGTATCATCGTGGTGTTGCTTCTGATCCAGAAACGGATTATCTCGTGCTGAACGATACAAATGCAGCTGTTGACAATGCTCTGTACTGGAATGACACCGCACCTACAGCTACCAACTTTACAGTAGGTACAAGAAATAATGTAAACGGAAATGGTATTACTTACGTAGCCTACCTATTCGCCCACAACAATGGTGACGGAGAATTTGGTCCTGATGGAGATCAAGACATTATTAAGTGCGGGAGTTATACTGGAAATCTATCATCTAATGGTCCTACGATTAGTTTAGGTTTTAAACCTCAGTGGCTTCTATTAAAAACAGCAGCTAGATCGGAGCCTTGGTTATTCTTTGATGGTAAGTTTGTGACAGGAGTAGACGGTTATGATAGGTTTCAGTATGTAAGTTATAATACTCCTGAATCTACACAAGGTGGCACCCCTACAATAACTTTTCTTCCTGACGGTTTTAAAATCAATAATAGTAACAATCTGTTTAATGATACAGGTGGTATGGTTTACATAGCTATTCGTGAAGGAGGTGACCGTGAGATAACAGACGCTAGTGATGTGTTTTATGTAGAAGAAGGGTCAATATCCGCAGGTACTAAATTTAACACAGGATTTTTCCCGTGGATGATTTTGTCTCATTATTCAGGGAATGATTCTAATAACTCTATGGTACAGTCAGGTGTAATTGGTTATGAACCGCATAGTCAGACAACCAACTGGATGCCTTATTTAGCAACAAGTACAAATGCAAATGTACAATATACGCCAACGCATTATAATCCAAACAGTAGTGGTTGGACACAAGGTAACTATTATGGTGGTGCACTTAGTGTTTTTTCTGCTTTTAGAAAGTACAGAGGTTTTTTTGACACTACTAGTTGGGCAGGTAATGGAACATATCCACATAATGTACCGCATAATCTTGGTGTAGTTCCAGAAATGATGTGGGTTAAATGTACCACAAATAGTAGTACAAACTGGGTTTGTTATCATAAAGATCAAGATAGCACTGCACCACAAGACTATGCAATGTTTTTAAATCTTGATAATAACATATCAAATCAAACAGGCTATTGGAATGACACAGCACCTACAGCTACTCAAATAACTTTAGGTAACAGTACTTGGGTCAATGATACTAGTCATAATTTTATAGCTATGTTATTTGCTTCTATAGATGGTATAAGTAAAGCAGGAACATACACAGGTACAGGCTCTTCTATAAACATAGATTGTGGATTTAGCAGTGGTGCTAGTGCCGTAATAATTAAAGCTGCATCAACTGATGGTGATTGGCATTATTTTGATAGTTCTAGAGGTATTATCGCAGGTAGTGAAAAAGCAGCAAAATTAAATCTATCTAATGGTTATTTTACTACAGGAAATGTAGCAGATTATATTGACCCTTACAATGCAGGTTTTACAGTAAACAATGTTGGTAATTTATCTACAAGTGGTGTAAGATATATTTATTACGCAATCGCAGCTATATAATCAAGGTCAGAAAGGAGTATCAACTAATGACTGAATATCGTGATCGCACAACTGGTGAGATTAAATCTCAAGGCCAGCTACGCAAAGAGAACCCCAACATGTCCATGCCAAAGGTGTGGAACAACAATGTGTTTGACGCACTTAATGTAGACCCAGTGCTACGTGCACCTAAACCTACAGAGGGCATTGGTGCATACCAAACAGTACGCCGTAATGGTGTTACACAGGATAGCTTAGGCAACTGGGTTGAGGCATGGGAAATCGCTGACATGTTTAGTGACACCACAGAAGACGGTGTTACAACTACTAAAGCAGAACATGAAGCAGCGTACCAAGCTCGTCTTGACAGTGAAGCAGCACAGCGCAATCGCAATGAACGTGATCGTTTGATTGCTGAAACTGATTGGTGGGCATCATCTGACTTGACTATGACTGCTGAACAAACAGCTTACCGTCAGGCTCTGCGTGACATCACTACCCATGCTAACTGGCCTCACCTAGAAGAGTCAGATTGGCCTACTAAACCATAAGAGTTAGGCCATGTCGGACATTAAGCTAACATCTGATGAACTAGAAGCTATGCTAGATCGTGCAGCAAGACGTGGGGCAAAGGAAGCCCTACGTTCTA